ATCAGGTCAGAGCATTGGTTGCAGGAGATCTAAATCAGTTTATGGGATTTAATATCATCCGAACTGAAAAGATCCCAACCACTTCTGGTACTGAGTCCTATTCAGGATCTACTGAAGTTCCACAAGTTACATCGGTTGATGAGCATTATGTATATGCTTTTCATCGCAGAGGCATTGGCCTTTGTGTCTGGGAAGACATTGTAGCCAGGATTTCAGAACGACCTGACAAACGATTCAGTCAATACATCTACTATCGCATGACCGTAGGAGCAACACGACTTGAAGAAGAAAGAGTTGTTCAGATTATGTGTCAAAATGCGGCAGTCGATAAATCTTAATCGTTTGAAAGGAGATTAATATGGCCGTAACAACACAAAACAGCACACAGCACGCTAATACCGTTGCTGTCCCACCAA